ACAGGTTATTGGTCGAGTTGGCAATTGCCACAAAGATACCAATGAGTGAATGGGTTGATGCGGATGACATATTAACAGCGATCGAGATATTGGAGGCAAGGAATGGCAGTTAGCACCGAACCTTCAATTTTCTTTTCTAAGAAAGAACTTAATCAACTTTCAAGAGTTTTTCGCAGTATGGATGATATTGCAAAAGAACAAGCTAAAAGTAAAATTCAAGAATTGGTCAGCAAACAATTATCTGCTATTAGAGCCATTGCAAGATCAAGAGGCAAAGTAGCCCAAAGAGTTGCCGATGGTGGACAAGTTAAAAAGTCATCATTGCAAGGTGAGTTAAAATTTGGTTTTGCTTCTCAAAGATTTTCAGGCGGTGCGACAACCCAATTCAATAATCGTAACGATGCAAAAGGCAATCGTAAAGGTATTGGTGCAGGTGCAGAGTTTGGATCTAGCACTTACCCCCAATTTCCAAGATGGTCAGGGCCAATGCCTAAAGGGCCGGGTTCAAGAGGTTGGTTTATTTATCCAGCGATTAGAGCATCTCAACCAGAAATTATTAAAGAGTTTGAGGAAATTATTAGCAATATTATAAAGGAGTGGTCAGATGGCAGCAAATAGCAATAGAGCTTTAACGCTTTCAATTGTTGCCGATATTGATAATCTGCAAAAAGGACTAAAAAAAGCAGATACTGAAATTGAAACTTTTGGCAGTAAGGTCAGCGCATTTGGCAAAAAGGCTGCTGCTGCATTTGCGGTCGCTGCTGCTGCAGCTGCTGCCTATGGCACTAAATTAGCGGTTGATGGGGTCAAGGCTGCGATAGAGGATGAAGCTGCACAGTTAAGATTGGCTGCTGCTCTACGCACCGCCACAGGGGCTACTGATGACCAAATAGCGGCAACTGAGGCTTATATCCTCAAGACATCTTTAGCGACTGGGGTGGCTGATGACCAACTTCGTCCAGCGATGCAGAGGTTGGCAGTATCTACAAAATCAACTGAGGAAGCGCAAAAGTTATTAAACCTTGCTTTAGACATCTCCAAAGGTCGTGGCATTGAATTAGAAACTGTTGCAAACGCATTAGGTCGAGCACAGGATGGCAATACCACAGCTCTTGGCAGATTGGGTCTTGGTTTATCTAAGGCGGAACTATCCACTTTGTCATTTACTCAAGTGCAGGAAAGATTGTCGGATCTTTATGGTGGCGCAGCAGCTGCAAACGCTGAAACATTCCAAGGTAAGATCGATCGATTAAAAGTTGGATTTGATGAAGCCAAGGAATCATTAGGTTTTGCATTACTTCCAGCGGTTGAGCAATTTATTGGTTTCCTAAATAACACAGGCATTCCAACATTAAATGCCTTTATTGCAGGATTAACTGGTGATGAAGGCTTGAGTGCAGGACTAGCACAAAGTCAAAAAGGTGCTGAAACATTTGGTAAAGCAATTAATGGACTTGCTGGCATTCTTGCAGGATTCATTAATTTTGTTAGAGAGGTAGTTGGTGGATTAACAGAATTAGCAAATCAAGCAATTAGAGTTGTTAATATTATTAAGCCCGGAGGAGATGTTGGATACATCCCAAATGTTTCTCCAAGTGCAAGTCAATTAGGAATGCTTGGCGCAGCACCATTGCCAGCAGTTCCGGCAAATACTAGAGAGAACCGAACAACAGCAGTCACTAATATTACAGTCCAAGCCGTAGATTCCGAAGGTGCTGCAAGAGCCGTTGCAAAGGTGTTGAATCAGAGCGCATCAAGATCAGTTCCACAGCTATACAACAGCGGGATAACTAGGGCTCGATAATGACAGTCTGGACACCTGACTGGAAATTAACTGTTGGTGGTGTTGATTATACCGACATTGCTATTAGCGATATTGCCCATCAAGCCGGTCGAGATGATATTTATACTCAACCTAATCCATCTTATTTGCAGGTTGCTCTAGTTGCCTTATCTGGTCAAACATTGCCATTTCAAATTAACGATTCTTTGAGTTTGCAAGTTAAAGATAGTTCCGGAACTTATGTAAATTTATTTGGTGGTGATGTTACTGATGTGACTGTGGAGGTTGGCGCAACTGGATCTTTAGCAACTGTTGTAAATTACACAATTCTTGCGATGGGTTCATTGGTTAAACTTGCCAAAGAAATTTACAACGACAATCTTTCGCAAGATGAGGATGGCGACCAAATTTATGAATTGTTGTCTAGCGTATTATTGGCATCATGGAATGATGTTCCAGCAGCTACAACTTGGGCAACCTATAATGCAACCGAAACATGGGCAACAACAGGAAATCAAGGTCTTGGTGAAATAGATCAACCAGGGCTTTACACAATGTCCAGTAGATCATCTGAGCCTGATACTGTTTATAATATTGCAAGTTTTATCGCCGACAGCGCATTTGGTTATATGTATGAAGCCCCCAATGGAGATATTGGTTATGCTGATGCAGACCACAGGCAGACTTATCTAGCAGCCAATGGTTATGTTGATTTGGACGCTAAACATGCTCTAGGTCAAGGATTATCGACTATTACAAGATCAGCAGATATTCGCAATGATATTTATATTAATTATGGAAACAATTTTAATTCACAGGCAACTGCTACAAGTCCAGAATCTATTGCCTTATATGGCTATAAAGCCGAAAACATTAACTCGGCTATTCATTCAGGAACTAATGCTCAAGAAGTTGCAGATAGATACATTGCTCAGCGTGCATTTCCACTAGCAGCCTTTCAATCCATAACCTTCCCAATAACCAATCCAGCAATTGATAACAGCGATCGGGATAATCTTTTGGGTGTTTTTATGGGTCAGCCGTTAAATATCCAAAACTTACCAACCCAAATCTCGAATGGTGTTTTTGAGGGGTATGTTGAAGGATGGCGTTGGAGCACTAGATTCAATGAACTATTCCTGACAATCAACCTTTCGCCTGTGGCGTTTAGTCAGGTGGCTATGCGCTGGAGCACTGTGCCAATTACTGAGGCATGGAACACAATAGATCCAACTTTAACATGGGAATACGCTACAATCGTAGCCTGATAATAGGAGAAAAATGGCAACTACTACAAATTATAGCTGGAGCACTCCAGATGACACCGCATTGGTCAAGGATGGTGCAGCAGCAATCCGATCGCTTGGAACTGCTATCGATACAACAGTTTTCGCAAACGCTGGAGCAGCAATAGCAAAATCCACAGTTGATGCAAAAGGTGATTTGATTGCAGGAACAGCTGATAACACAGTTGCAAGATTAGCCGTTGGAGCAAATGACACGATTCTAGTTGCTGATTCTTCAACAGCAACCGGACTTAAATGGGCTGCACCTGCTGCTGCTGGCGGTATGACTTTGATTAACACGGGCAACACTTCATTGGCTGGAGTAGATACTTTAACTATCTCTACCATTCCCGGAACTTACAAACATCTTTATATTGTCGGTATGGGAATTAGAACGACTAACAGTTATGGCGCAGCCGTATGGTGCAGAGTTAATGGAACAACTAGCACAAGTTATTACAACATGCGTTATCAGGTAGTTGGAAATGCTATTTATGGTGATAACAGCATGACAAATACTTCCTATTGGTTTGTTGGTGAAGTCAATAATGGAACCGGCTATAAAGGTGTTACAAATTTTGAAATGAGTATTCCATTATATGCAAACACAACTCAATTGAAAGTTGCGCAAACATTTTCAAATAGAGGAACTGACGATATTCAAAGTCAAGTCAGAGGAACATTTAACAGCACAAGCGCAATTACAAGTTTAACCTTTTTCAGTAGCAATGTTTCAACTGGTAATTTTACTGGCGATTCAGCCGTCTATGTATATGGAGTAAACTAATGATAAGAATAGTTAATGTAGAAACAGGCGAAGTTGTTGAGCGTGAATTGAATGCTAAGGAATTAAAGCAACAAGAACTTGATCGTTCTGCTGATGAAGCAAAAAAAGCCGAAGCGCAAGCCAAGGTTGAAGCCAAGGCAGCAGCACAGGCTAAACTTGCAAGACTTGGTTTAACTGTTGAGGACTTAACCGCTCTAGGTTTGTAATGAAACCTTGGTTGTCAAAAGCAGCTGTGCAGTTGCGTGAGCAGATCGATGATTCCTTCCCAGAGCGTTTGCGCAAATCTGATGGGTGGATTGGTGATGCTAGACATAGCGCACGAAAGAGCGATCACAACCCAGACACAAACGGATGCGTGCGAGCAATTGATATTGACGCTCGGCTTTCTGACGACAAAGGGCTTTCAGCATATTTGGCAGATCAAATTCGATCATATGGGAAAACCAATGGTCGCATCAGTTATGTAATCCATCAGTCAAAAATTGCATCACCTTTACTTGGATGGCGTTGGCGTAAATATAAAGGCAATCCCCATAATCATCATGTCCATGTAAGTTTCAAGAAAAATCAAGATAAGAATTCAGAGTTCTTTAACATCCCACTACTAGGAGGCAATGCATGAAACTATCAAACAAACACAAGGCTGCAATTAAGTCATATTTAAGAGCTGTGGCTGCTTCCGGTATAACTGTCTTGTTGGCAATTGTTGCTGACATCCGACCAGAGTTTGCAATTCTTGCTGGAGCATTAGTTGCACCTCTTGCTAAAGCACTTGATCCAAAGTCTGGCAAAGAAGCTGATTATGGACTTAATGCGAAATGACAGCCAACGAATGGGTTGGTATAGCCGTTGGCGTAACCGCCGTATCTACAAGTTTATTGCTGGGTCTGCGCTGGGTTATTAAATCCTACTTACAAGAATTGAAACCCAATTCTGGAAGTTCGATCAAGGATCAAATTACAAGACTTGAACAGCGTGTCGATGATCTGTTTGTCTTAATCAGTAAGCGATAATTTTA